GAAAATCGATATGTCATAGAACCACGCCAATATCTAAATGGTAAAGCACACAGTGCGGTTGTTGTCAGAGCATATCCTGCTGCAGACCCAAGATATGTATCTCGCCTATACACATATGGGTTTACTCTTACAGAGAACAATGCTTGGTTGATTACTGAGGAAAAACTCCATGTGAAATTCGCAAATAGAGTAGGCTTCTTCATAAGATAATCGAAATCCATTTCATCCTGAGAACCCAGACCCACTGTACGAGGATCCAATGTCACTTCCTGTTTGCTCGTAAAAGCCAGGGTTGTGGCTGTATCTTCCTGATCAGTGGATGCTAAATCACCAGTTTGCCATATTCGCCGATTTTTCGTTCCCTCAATAATCCGAGGTCTAGAGTATCCAAACATCTGAGCTATAGATCCCATAGCACTGGCCGCCATCTGGGTGGCCATAGCATAAGGTCCAATCACTGGTGCTTTAGACATCTTTCCCGCTATCGCTGCTACAATATTTGCAGGCCTTGATATAGGCCCAGAACCAAATTCATCACCAGATTGTGGCAGCAATCCACCTATGTTCGATTGAGTTGGTGTAGATAATGAAACATCTGTAACCCATGCATACATCGTAAGGGTCAAAGATTGCGTGTTAGATTGAGCATGTTGTAAACCTACTGGGCTGTAGATCCAGAGATTACCTAACGTATCAGGATTTCCTGATATAAGATCAAAATGATCATCAGGGTAAAAGAACGGTAGTACCATTTCGCCAGCTTGCGATGTACATGCATCGATCCAAATGTGCGGTCTCATTGTAGCACCAGGGTAATCTAACCACGAAGTCGCTTGACTTGTGAATGGATTCAATGTCCAAGGTGTATAAGAAGCAAACGCGCGACCCCAATAAAAAGAATTACCATTAAGAATGAACTTTACATGAAGTTTACCGCGAAAATTTTTGAAATTGGACAAACGATTCGCAACACGCTTGTTCCGCATCCAAAGTGACCATACTCGCAGACCTGGGACATCCAGTCCGCCTCCAACAGTCCATGTGCTTGCGGCAATTTTTACCGGTCGGGCAAAGAAATCT